TGTTCGTCACCAACATATGTAGCTGTACCAGATACAGTAGCTTGGTTGAATGTATACTCTGTGCTTGCTAGAGTAGCCAATGATAATAGAATCTCTTGGTCGATTTCAGCAGTAATTTCTTGTGCTAGAGCGGCCATGATTTCTGCTTCAACGTCAATACCATGTTGACTTTGTGCATCTTGTGCTGCCTCAAATGTCCAACGTGCTTGCAATTTACGTGACTTAGCTTCAACAGCTTGACGCAAGATTTGAACAGAAATCTGACGACCTCCGTTACCTTCAAGAGCCGCAGTGTTGTTACCAGTGTAACCAGTTGCAGTTGCATCGTTAGATGGCTGACGTGAATATGCCTGAGCGATAGTGAATGGGCTCAATGCCTCTTGACCAGCAGTAACGCTAGTTTGAGCGGCACTGTTATCCACTAAGTTTTGTGCATAACGTACACGTAGTGTATGAATCTGACCTACTGGGCCAGTCATTGGCTGAACGCCAACCAACTCGTTAGCAATAACTGTTGGCATAACACGACGGATAACTGGAAGAATCACACGGTTTAATGTAGCGATATTACCAGCTGTAGTTGTACCTGCTGTGCTTTCAGCAAGTAGTTGCTTTTTGGTGTTTTCTAAGATAACACCCATTGTTGAGCGGCGAGTGCCTTTTAAGCCTTCTAACAGAGCTTCCTTGGTCTCGTCCCAACGGCTTTCTAATAGAACTTTTGACATTTTTATTTTCTCCTAATCTATGTCTTAAATTAAAGCCCTGCCAGACGCTTGATATCAATCACGTTGTCACGCTCTTGGGTATCAATAATATCTTTCTTGGCAGATTTATCACCTGTCACTTCACTAATCATTTTTGATTCTGTAATTGTCTGCTTAGTAGCTTTCTTTTCAGAACCATTGTTTAGTACAGCCGGTAGATATTTTTCAAAAGCATTCTGTAACCTTGGGGTTTGAACGCTTTCTAATAAAGATTGCATTACCTTAGCCTTTTCTTCGTTCAATGGAGCAAGTAAATCACTCATTGTTTTTTCACGAAGATTAGACTCTTTGATAACACGCACTTCTTTCTCTTTGCTCTCAACTAACTGTTTAGCCTGTGAGATTAAACTCATAGACTCGGCTAGTTTTTGATCTTTCTCTTTTAACGCAGCCATTAACTTGCGTGTCTCAGCTTTTTCATTTAAATGAGTAACTGAAAACTCGCTAGCGAACGATTCAAATATTCTGCGACCGAAATTGTTTTCACGGGCGGCTTGAATATCTTCTTTAAGCTGGCTTAGTTCACCTTTAAGATGTTTAGTAACGACAGCATTCATTCTCTTAGCACTTTCTGTGACAAATTTTGCCTTTAGTGTTTCAAGTTGTTTGCGTCCTTCTGCAACTAATTTAACCTTAGCTTCAACAACTGCTTTCTTGTCCTGTGAGAATTCTTTGATTTCACGGGCAAGTGCATGAACAATAAATTGCTCTAGCTTTTGCTGACTTTCCTGCTGAATCTTGCGATCACTACGCAACTCTTTGATTTCTTCGGCTAGTTTAGTAACCATGAAATCATTGAATTTTGATGCGCTTTCACGAAGTTTCACTTGGCTTTTTACACGGTCTTCGTTCATTGCTTTTCTTTCGTTATGAAATTCTTGAATTTCTTCTGAAAGATTGTCTGTTACCATACGATCAAGGGCTTCAACCATAACGCTTCTGTCATGCTCATACTTTTGTGCAAACTCTTCTCTAAGTTCTGCACGAACCTGTTCACGAGCCTCATTCAACTTGGATTCCCAGGCTTCATTAATCTGTTGCCCTACGTCTTCATTAATAAGTCCGCTCTCAAGTAATGGTTTGATAGCATCAAACATTGCTTATTCCCCTTATTTAATTTTGAGATCCTTGATGAGGCGTATGACTTCCTCTTTCAAGAATTTCTCTACTTTTTTGTCGCCTTTAGCGTCTTTTACAATACTCAACAATCTATGACCATGCTTCATGTTCATCATGCCTTCATAAATTGCCTTTGGATATGCATTAGGTGCGCTTGGTTGAGCGACAATATCTACTGTGACTATTTCAAAGTCACTTACTTTGCCGTCCATGTCGTTTACATTACCTGATCCACGACTTGATACGCCTAGTTTCACACCACTCTCCAACATAGTCTTTACTAATTGACCCATTGGAGTTGGTAATATTTTTAGTTTTCCGAATCCATTAGCTCCGTCCATCCACATACTAGTAATCATATGTGACACACGGTCTAAATTAATTTTGAGGTCATCAGGGTGATCTACTTCACCTAGAACTGAATGACCATCTGAAATTTGCTCATTAAGAGTTTGCACGGCATTTTCAATTTCAGCCACGGGGTAAATGCGTTCATTAGCATTTTTAACCCCGCCCTGAATGAAAATTCCCTTCATGTATAGGGACTTTCCGTTAGCGTCATCTAACGACTCGACCACCATTCCTGCGCGGTCAAATGTTAAATGTTCTTTGAGATAAGCCATTTCTCTCAGATTCTCTTAGATTCTTCTTCTAGCAGGTTTTCTGCTTTCTACAACGCTCTTGTCGTTCTGTTTAACAGAACCACCTGCGCCTGCTTCTTTACCTTGTGGGGTCTTGTGACCAAAACCACCTGGAACTTTTTCTTTGAATGATGACTTGCCTGCATCTTGTCCTGGTGTGTTTTTAAACTGACCAGCACCCTTTACAGTTGTCTCACCCTTAGAACCGTAGTTGCTAGGAGCTTTAGGACTTGTTGGAACTGTCTCAGATGCACCAGAGAACTTTACTGGCTTGCTGTCCATTCCTGCTTGTCCACTGTTTTGTAGACCTGGGCTCTTTGTTTGTGCGCCATTGTCGCCGCCGATTTTAGAACCGTAAAGACCTGGAACATTCTTTAATTGAATTGCTTCCATCATTTCTTCAGCACCTTCTTCTTCATCGTCAACTTCTTCTTCGCCTTCTTCGTCACCCATCATTTCTTCTTCGTCACCGAAATCTTCTTCGTCGCCCATACCTTCATCACCGCCCATGATCTTTTCAAAATCAGCCATTAACTGGTCTAACTTGTCCTCAATGCGAATCACCGCGTCTTCAACTTCACCGTCGGCTTCTTCATCATGCATTTGGTCAGAATCAATGTCAATGATTTCTTCTTCGTCATCATCGAATCCAATATCATCATCTTCGGTCATGCCACCAGCTTCTTCTGCGCTGATTTCGTCCATCATTTGACCGACTTGACCTCCCATGCCATCTTCGTCCATCATTTCTTCATCCATGATAGATTCGTAGATTTCACGGGATTTTTCTACTACGATATCGTGAAATAATTCACGGGCTTGTTCTTCATTCTCATTGATAATTAAATCAATAAGTTGTTCAAATTTTCTGTGATCCATTATTGTTCTCCTGAAGTGAAATGGCTTTGTAATAATTATTTAGTGGGTATACCAAAAAACAGCTTAATAACTACTGTTTTTTTGCGTTTTTGTAAAATATATACAAAATTATAGGGTAGGAGCTGCTGCTTCTGCCTTAGGTCCGTACTGAGCTTGTACTTTTTTTAAATGTTGTTTTTTTTCATAATTTCTTACATCAAGCATTTTTCTTAATTTTCTTATTTGCTTTAATGTAAGTTTAGTTTTTCTAGATTGTTTCCAAATAGGTTTGCTGTTATCCTGATCAACGTCCTGATAACCCTCAACCGGCGGATCAAACATTTCTAGTAATTTCATAGTAAGTATTTATCTTACGCTGTTAAACCACCGGCGCCTGCTCCACCAGGAGGCATTGCGCCAGGTGCCGATTGTACTGGGCCTGCTACTTCAGGACCTTCGGGCATATCACCTTCAGCAGGTGCTTGTTCTACCTCATCGGCGGTTTGTTCATCAGATTCAATATCACCGATACTCACGCCAATGTTTCTTAAATCACCGCCTTCAGGTGTACGGTCTTCATCTTTATTATTTTCTTCACGCCAAAGTTGCTCATTCTTAGAAATTTCTTCTTCGGTAAGACCTAAGAATCTTTCTAGTGCAAATCTTTTTGATATATAGGGAAACGCTTCCATTGCTTGGAATGTAGATACTCTAGCAGTATCTAATTCACTTTGGCGATAAGCAGCAAAATTTTGTGGAGGATTAAACTTTAATGAGAACAATCCACTGTCAATGTTCAATCCTCTCCAACGTAAGAATAATTTAAATTCTTCATCTAATTTTAATGCAATATAGTTTTGCAAACGCTCACAATATTGATTAAATCTAAACTCTTGTATCATTGCTGTGCCAACACGACCATCACTTAATGGGGTAGTGTTGTCATCAGGGCCGGTTGGTAAATATGAACTTGGAACACGCAATCCACGTGCTAATCTATTATTAAAATAACGCAAGTCATCAATCTCGCCTAGATTTTGACCACCTGGTAATAATTCTACGCTACTTCCTCTACCATCAGCAGTAACAGGGAAGAAATAATCTTCGTTCATACTTAATGGATTATATGTAGCATCTACTATGCTTTGTCCACCGTATACTGAAGGGATACGTCTTTGATGAATTTCATTTTTAATTCTTTCAACAAACGCCATAGCCATATGACTTGGCATATTACCAACGTCAATCTTAAACATTCTACGCTCTGGAGCACGTTGTACACGATATATAAGAACTGCATCTTCTAACAATTCTTTTTGTTTATAAACTTTAAAGACATTTTCTAAAATACTTTGACCAAAAGGCCAAAATCTGTCAAGACCTTCTGTTAAACTTAAATGTACTACATGTTTAGCATCAACTGAACTTTCACTTTGTCCTAATGTAAATCTACTACCAGTAGTATTGTAAGGCATTGCTGGAACAGTATACGGTGTATTAGTCCCGCCACCTGTTCCACCTAACCCTGTTGCAGGGTTCGCTGCGAAGTCTGTGTTAGTTTTTTGTGCTACTGATAAGTTCTGTAAGTTAATGTTCAAGTCTTTAATGACATATTGTTCAGGCTTTTTACCTTCACTTTCGTTAACAATAACCTTAATAACTTTGACCATATCAATCCAATATAGTCTAAAGTTTTCAGGATCACGCAAAAAGACTTGATCCCCATACTTAATAACATTTCTGAATATCTTAAATACGCGGGTATCAAATTCGTTTAATTTACACCATTGCTGCAATTGAGTTTTCAATAAGTCTACTTCATGCGGGGTAGGATCCTCTTTAAATTCAAAAGCAAATGGAGTTTTATTTTGTTCATTTTTTTGTGTACTAAATTCTGATATAATATCTAAACATGCATTGATTTCAGCATCAACATCCATCATTTCATATTGGTTATATCGTTCAATACGGTTTGGGTGACCTGTATAGACTTCAGGAAGTCTACTCATATAGTTTTTATAGCCCCAATCTAGGTTATTCCAACCACCAGTAGAACTACCATTTTGTCCTGGGCTACCGTTCCAAGCACCGGCGTTACTGTTCACACCGGATATAGGACTAGAAACTCCGCTCCTATTTATAAATCGTTTTTTGTAGGTCATAATGTATTTATTAAACTTTAGTGTACTTCAATAAATCACTTTGGGTATCATTGCTTTCGGATAACTCACTAATCATATCATCCAATTTAGCAATCATTACATCAAATTTATCAGTAAGCATTTCTATTATTTTGTCATTAATTTCAGTCCCAGTAATAGTAGGCGTAGTAGTTGTGCTTTCTATCACTTGAGTAGCAGGAGTAGTGGCTAATTTTTCTAACATTGAATTAGCGTCCAATGGAGCAGTAATTTCTCTACCGTGATGCTCCACTGGATATCCTGTCATAGGTCCATCAAAAATACCACCTTCTTGTGCTTGTAATATCTTACCAGGTTTAAAACCCTCGTGTTTAGTTATAGCACTTAACATACCCTGTCGTTGACCTGCATTAAGATCAGCCAATACAGTAGTTACAGAGGCGCCTGCTTGTTCTGCTACTATTTTTGCATATGTAGCTGGATCATTATTATCAGATGCAGGTGCATATCTATGCATTGCGTCCCAAATTGATAATCTAAAGTATTTTGAATTAGGG